ACAATCAACAGACAACCACTCAGCGTTACATCCCCATCGATGGACAGCAAATCCCCGTCACCGAAGAAAGTTACCGTACTTACAAGCGTCCGGCCTGGGCAGAACGCAAGCGCAAAGAACGTGAAAAGCGCTGTGTTATCAGCAACGGCAAGGGTAGCACAAAACGCTGCACCGGCGACTGCAGCAAATGCGATAAGCAACGGACAGGCAGCGTCCTCTCGCTGGACAAGTTTACCGAGGAGGGTTTCGATGTCGCCGACACCATTGACATCGCTGAACTCGTAGCGGACAAGCTGCTCCTCGAAGAACTGTACATAGCCCTGGAGGAACTCGACCCGGACAACCGCAGAATTATGGAACTTTTCAGCATCGGCAAGTCCGAGCGGGATATTGCCGCCGATATCGGCCTGTCGCAGAAAGCCATCAATAAAAGAAAAACAAAGCTGTTCGCCCAGTTGCGCGAACATCTCAAAGACTTTATCTGATCTTGGACTTACGCCCTCTGGTGTCCTGGGGATATCAGAGGGCAGCACCAAAAAAGAAAATTCCTAAAACAAGTACTCAACTTTCCAACTTCTGTCCTGTGGAAGGTGAGGGAAGTAAAAATGCCCTCGGAACGGAGGTTCAAAAATGGAAACACAAGCAAAACAAACCGACACCGAATGCCGTGACCGTGAGATTGACGAGGAATTGGCAGATGTCCTCACGGCAATCAGCGTGGTGTCAAAACGCCTTGCCCGGAAGCTGACGATGCTTTCACGGCAGGACGAACAAAAGGCGGAAGGAGGAAAATCGGATGAGCAAGATGAGTGAACTGTCCCTTGCGGTAACGGAACTGAAGCGCTGCGGCGAAGCCCTTATCAGCATATCGGAATCGCTTGCAGCCTTGTTCAGCGGTAATGAGGATGTTCAGACTGCGGATCAGCCGAAAGCGGAAGTCTCTGCTCCGGCTGAAAAGCCCATAACCCTTGAGGCGGTCAGGGCTGTTCTTGCGGAAAAGAGCCGCGCCGGTCATACCGCAGAAGTACGGGCTCTGCTTGAAAAGCACGGTGCCGCGAAGCTGTCGGAAATCGACCCTTCAGAATATCCGGCACTGCTTGCGGAAGCCGAGGTGCTGGGAAATGGGTAAACATGCTCTCCTCTCTGCCTCCTCCTCTCACAGGTGGCTCAACTGCCCGCCTTCCGCAAGGCTTTGTGAGAGTTGTGAGGATAAGGGAAGCGATTATGCCGCTGAAGGAACGGATGCCCATACGCTCTGCGAGTATAAGCTGAAGGCCGCGCTCGGTATCCGTGCCAAAGACCCAACCGCCGACCTTACCTACTACAACGAAGAGATGGAGGACTGCGCCAACGGATATGCCGCCTACATCCTCGAAATTGTGGAAACGGCAAAGCAGACCTGTGCTGACACGGCTGTCCTCATCGAACAACGGCTCGACTTTTCCAAATACGTTGAGGGCGGCTTCGGCACCGGCGACTGTTTGGTTATCGCGGACGGTACACTCCACATCGTGGATTATAAACACGGGCAAGGGGTGCTGGTGGAAGCGGAGGACAACCCGCAGATGAAGCTGTATGCGCTGGGCGCTTTGGAAATCTTCGACGGCATCTATGACATCAATACGGTCTCCATGACCATCTACCAACCCAGGCGAGACAACGTATCCACCCATACGGTATTCAAGGAATCCTTATACCAATGGGCTGAGGAAGTCCTGAAACCGGCAGCCGAACTCGCCTACACTGGGGACGGGAAATTTAACTGCGGCGAATGGTGTCAGTTCTGCAAAGTAAAGCACGAGTGTCGCGCCAGAGCCGAACACAACCTGAAACTCGCCCAATATGACTTCAAGCTTCCCCCTCTGCTGGAGGACGATGAGGTTGAGGATATCCTCGGGAAAATCGATGACCTGATCTCATGGGCCAATGACATCAAGGACTACGCCCTGCAGGCTGCGCTCGGAGGCAAGAAGTGGAACGGGTGGAAGCTGGTCGAAGGCCGCTCCAACCGCAGATACACTGACGAGGCTGCGGTGGCTGATGCAGTCAGCGCAGCGGGATTTGACCCATACGAACGCAAAGTCCTGGGCATCACCGCCATGACCTCTCTGCTTGGTAAAAAACGCTTTGAAGAAGTTCTCGGCGGCTACATTGAAAAACCTCAAGGCAAACCAACGCTTGTGCCGGAAAGCGATAAACGCCCGGCAATCCATACTGCACAACAAGACTTTAGTGAATTCTAAGGAGGAAAATCTTATGTCAAATAACACAAACAAAGCCAACGCAAACCCTATGAAGGTTATAACCGGACCCGATACCCGCTGGTCTTATGCCAACGTCTGGGAGGCCAAGTCCATTAACGGAGGCACTCCAAAGTTCTCTGTATCGCTCATCATCCCCAAGTCCGACACTCGCACCATAGCAAAAATCAAGGCCGCAATTGAAGCTGCCTATCGTGAGGGTGAATCTAAGCTGAAAGGCAATGGCAAAACCGTACCGCCCCTTTCCGCTATCAAGACTCCACTGCGTGACGGCGATACCGAACGACCTGATGACCCCGCCTATGCCAATTCATATTTCATTAACGCCAACTCCTCGACCGCACCCGGCATCGTGGATGCCGACCGCCAGCCCATCCTTGACCGTTCCGAGGTTTACAGCGGAGTCTACGGCAGGGCAAGCATCAACTTCTATGCCTTTAACAGCAACGGAAACCGGGGCATTGCCTGCGGACTAAACAATCTGCAGAAAATCCGTGATGGCGAACCTCTCGGCGGCAAATCCAGAGCTGAGGATGATTTCGCCACCGAAATCGACGAGGACTTCCTCTCGTGAGGGCGCTCAGTATCGACATAGAAACGTACAGCAGTGTAGACCTCGCCAAAAGCGGGGTCTACCGCTATACCGAATCACCGGACTTTGCAGTCCTTCTCTTCGGCTATTCCGTTGATGGCAGCGAGGTTCAGGTAGTTGACCTCGCGTGCGGCGAAACAATCCCACCCGAAATCGTCGCCGCGCTGACGGATGAGGATGTGACAAAGTGGGCTTTCAACGCCCAGTTTGAACGCATTTGTTTGTCAAAGTGGTTAGGGTTACCCACGGGTCGATATCTTGATCCAAAGTCATGGCGCTGCACGATGGTGTGGTCGGCATACATGGGCCTGCCACTCTCCCTTGAAGGAACCGGTGCCGTCCTCGGACTTGAAAAGCAGAAGCTCACAGAGGGCAAAGATTTAATTCGGTATTTTTCTGTGCCGTGCAAACCTACAGTCTCTAATCAAGGCCGAACAAGAAATCTTCCAATCCACGCCCCGGACAAATGGGTTGCGTTCAGGGCCTACAACCTTCGCGATGTTGAAACTGAAATGGCGATACAGCAGAAGCTGGCAAAGTTTCCCGTACCGGATGGCGTTTGGGAGGAATACCGCCTCGACCAAGAGATTAACGATCGTGGTGTTGCTCTGGACATGGATTTTGTGCATAAAGCTATCGAAATTGATACCCTCTCCCGCTCCGAACTGGCTGGCATGATGCGGGAATTGACTGAACTTGAGAATCCAAATTCTGTTGTCCAAATGAAACAGTGGCTTTCCGACAACGGGCTTGAAACCGACACGCTTGGCAAGAAGGCTGTGGCGGAACTTCTGAAGACAGCATCAGAACCGCTCGGTAAGGTACTGGAACTCAGACAGTCACTTGCTAAGTCATCGGTCAAGAAATATTCAGCTATGGAAAATGCAGTCTGCGCCGATGGGCGCGCCCGTGGGATGTTCCAATTTTACGGCGCCAATCGAACCGGAAGATGGGCCGGCAGATTAATTCAATTGCAAAACCTGCCCCAGAACCACATACCCGATCTGGAACAAGCTCGAAGCCTCGTGCGTTCCGGCAACTTCGCAGCTTTGGAAATGCTCTACGACCCCGTGCCGGAGGTACTGTCGGAACTCATCCGTACCGCATTTGTGCCTAAAGATAACTGTAAATTCATAGTGGCGGACTTCTCGGCAATTGAAGCGAGGGTCATCGCATGGCTGGCGGGTGAAAAATGGCGGCAGGAAGTCTTTGAATCCGGTGGCGATATCTACTGCGCTTCCGCTTCCCAAATGTTCCATGTTCCTGTAGAAAAAAACGGTGTCAACGGCCACCTGCGGCAAAAAGGCAAAATCGCGGAACTCGCCCTCGGATACGGCGGATCGGTCGGTGCTCTCAAAGCTATGGGAGCGCTGGAGATGGGGCTTGAAGAGGAAGAACTCCAACCACTTGTTTCCGCTTGGAGGTCATCGAACCCCAATATCGTGAGGCTTTGGTGGGATATTGACCGTGCCGCTATGAAGGCGGTCAAGGATCGTACCGCCACAGAAACACACGGCATGCGCTTTTCCTATCAGAGCAGAATGCTCTTTATAACTCTCCCCTCCGGCAGGCGCCTTGCCTATGTGAAGCCGCGTATTGGCGAGAACCGATTCGGATCAGACTGCATTACCTACGAAGGTGTCGGCGGCACGAAGAAATGGGAACGGATTGAAAGCTATGGCCCGAAACTTACGGAAAATATCGTGCAGGCCACGAGCCGGGACATCCTCTGCTATGCCATGCTGAATCTCAGGCATTGCTCCATCGTGATGCACGTCCACGATGAGATTGTTATTGAAGCTGATCATCGTATGTCCACCGAGGCTGTATGCAAACAAATGGGTCAAACCCCACCTTGGGCAAAAGGTCTTTTGCTGCGGGCGGACGGATACGAAACAGATTTCTATAAAAAGGACTGACAAAAAAGTACTCAAAAACCTCTTTCCTGTCCTGTGGATGTTAGAAGGCAATGATGCCTTCAAGATTGGAGGGAAACAGATGAAGGAATTAATTCCAAAGGATAAGTACGGTGTTTTCGCCGATACCAACGACACTGCAAGGGTCGACAACCTGTTTGTTGCTCAGTTTTTTGAGAAGGAACACAAGAATGTCTTGGCCGATATTCGTAAAATCCTTTCTCCCAATTCCGGTCTGAGCGAAGATTTTGGTCGGCTCAATTTTCAGCCGACCTTCTACACCGACGTATGGAACAGAAAGCAAACGGCTTACGCAATGACCCGCGCTGGTTTCACCATGCTGGTCATGGGATACACGGGCCAGAAAGCAATGAGGTTCAAGGAGCTGTATATCAGGCGCTTTAACGAAATGAAACAGTTCATCAAAACGCTTGTCACTGCCCGTAAGGAATTCCCGTTGTTAACTGAAAATATCAAGCTGCTGCATGAAAACCCAAAGCCGTACCACTTCAGCAACGAGTGCGACATGATAAACCGCATTGTTACAGGGATGTCGGCAAAGCAGTTCAGGCAGGCACACGGCCTTGAAAAAGGCACCAGCATCCGCCCTTATCTGACAGACGAGCAGGTCAGGATGATGGAAACGCTGCAGAAGGTTGATATCGGCTTGCTGGTTGCCGTACCGGATTACGAACAGCGCAAGCGCCATCTGGAATGGTATAAGCTGAAGCTGCTCGAAAAACCCGCATGAAAGCGAGGTCGACCTATGAACATCAATAAATTCAACTCGGAAGGCTAC